CAGGTGTTGCCACGTTGGGCTGGGGTTGAGGATGAGGACGGCAAGCAACTGCCTTACAGCATCACCAAGCGTGACGAGCTGCTTGATGTGCCGATGATGGCCAGCGCGATTGCTGGCGCTTATTTGGAAAGCAAACAGGGAGCCAAGAGAAAAAACTAGAGGAGGCCGTTGAGTATCTATTCAGCGGCCCTGATGACAAGTCAGAGCTAATGGCTGATGCCAAGGCGTTTGGCTTGGCTTTGCCTGAGCCTGATGCGCCTGAGCATTTTGAGGTGTGGCCTGACAACTGGCCTGCTGTTGAGATGTTTATGCGTTGTCAGACGCAGTGGCGCACGACGATGTCAGGTGTTTGCGGTTTTGATTATGTAGCCCTTGAATGGCTGTTTAGACTGTATGAAGTCGAGGAGCCCGCGACCGTGCTTGAGAATTTGCAGGTCATGGAAGCTGCGGCGGTCAAGATCCTGAATAAGGAGAAAGGCTGATGCAGAAGTCAGTCTTTCAAATGCTTCTGGACGTTAAGACCAGGGGCGCAAACAACATCAGAAAGCTGGGCAACAGCCTGCAAGGTGTGCAAGGTCAGGCCAAGAATTTGGCTATGTCTTTCAACAGCATGGTTGGCCCTTTGGCCGCCATCGCTGGCATCGCTGGGGGTGCTGCATTAACCCGCGGGATATTTGGGTCAACAGCACAGCTGCAGTCACAGGCAAAATCACTTGAGGTTCTGACTGGAAGCGCAGAAACAACAGCAGAAATCTTGAAAGAGATTCGCGCTTTTGGTGCTGCAACGCCATTTCAGGTCAAAGATTTAATTGATGTCACCAAAAAGCTCAAGGCATTTGGCATTCAAACTGATGACCTTGTCGAGACAACGCGCCGCTTAGGCGATGTTGCTGGCGCAACAGGCGCCGACCTTGACGGCATCGCAACTGCTTTTGGCCAGATCCGAGCAAAAGGAAAGTTTGCTCAGGAGGAAAATCTGCAGCTGCTTGAGCGTGGCGTTGACCTGACGACTGAATTGCAAAAGATGTATGGCTTGTCTGGGGACGAGCTTGCAAAGGCCATGAGTAAAGGCCAAATCAGTTTTGAGGCCGCGAATGTTGCGCTGAGAAGGCTGACTAATGAGGGGGGCGAGTATTTTGGCGGTGCTGTTTCGCAATCAGAGACTCTTAACGGCAAGCTGTCAACGATGTTGGACGCCTTCAATAATTTAGGGATCAACATTGGAACAGTGCTAGAACCAGCGTTTAAGGGGTTTCTGGACACAACTATTAGAGTTGTGACAGTCATAAACAGCATGTTTACGGAAGAGAATATCAAAAAAGCTCAGGAATTTATAGGCACGCTTATTAACAATCTTCCAAACGTTGTAAGCATAACCAAGACGTTGCTCAAGGTTACCGCTGCTTATGCAGGCGTGTTGGTGGGCATTACTGCTGGCAAATTCTTCACGGTTTTGCTTGGCAACATGGCGTTACTGAGAAAAGTAACTAGAGAATTGCTGAACCTTGAGAAGATTAAGTTAGGCGTAATGAAGGCGCAGGCAGTGCTACAAGCTGCAATGTCAGGTGCCATCAAAATCAAGGGAACGCCTTTGTTGTCATTGCTGCTTGCTGGTGGTACTGGTGTTGCGGCTTTTGCTGGACTAAGTACTTTGGTAGAGAATATCGTCAACACGATTCAAGACAAATTCAATGACGCGGCTGGGAGCGTTGACCTCACGGCTCTGCTTGGCGGTGACTTAACAGTGCCACCGCTACAGCTGTTAACTGGCGGCACTAAGGGCACTGGTGACGGCAGCAAGATCGAATACTTGCCAGAAATGAGCGGTAAGGATTTTGCTGCAATGATTGAAGAAGAGCTGAGGCTGCAAGAGGAGATTGAAAGCGTGCTGTTTGGTCAAGGCGCTGTTATGGCAATGAACTTGAACAAGCAAGATGAGCTAAACAAGGCAACTGACAAATACGCAATGACGCTTGATCAAATTAAAGACACGCTGGCAAATCAAATGACCAGCGCCATTGAGGGTTTGATTGACGGCACCAAGACTTTGGGCGAGTCGTTGTCTGGCCTGTTGCGGACGTTTGGCAGCATGTTCTTGCGGTCTGGTATGGGCAGGTTTGTTGACGGAATTTTCCCTAGCGCTAAGGGCAACGTGTTTGCTCAAAACGGCATCGTGCCCTATGCCAAGGGTGGCTATATCGGCCGGCCAACAATGGCGCTTATGGGTGAGCAGGGCCCAGAAGCCGTCCTCCCTTTGCGCCGTGGCCGTGGCGGTCGCCTTGGTGTTGAGACCTCAGGTGGCAGCGTGGGTAACGTAACTGTGAATGTCGATGCTTCAGGCTCTGCTGTTGAAGGCGACACTAGCCAAGCTGCACAACTTGGCAAAATGCTTGGGGCTGCAGTGCAGGCCGAGCTAGTCAAGCAAAAACGTCCTGGTGGTTTACTTGCAAGCTAATGGCAACCTTCCCTTCTATTGACCCTGATTACAACGCGCAGAAAAACAGTGCGCCTGTGAACAGAGTTGTTCGTTTTGGTGATGGCTATGAACAGCGCACAACGCTGGGAATCAATCAAAACCCAAAAGAATGGACGCTCAGCTTTGTGAACATCTCAGAGACTGACTCTGACACTATTGAAACGTTTTTGGATGCTAGAGCTGCAGATCAAGCCTCTTTTGATTGGCAGCCGCCAGGCTCCTCTACTTCTTACAAGTGGGTGTGTCCTAGCTGGTCAAAGACGATTCCTTATGCCAACTTGGCAACTATCAACGCAACGTTTCGCCAGGTTTTTGAACCCTAATGGCTTATACCGCTTGGGCTGCTAGCACCGCGTTTGCCGTTGGTGACGTTCGACGCGCCACGTCATCGCAGAACAGCGGCTTAGTTTTTGAGTGTACGACTGCTGGAACATCAGGCAGTTCTGAGCCAACTTGGCCTACAGATATTGGCAGCACGCTGACCGACAACACAGTTGTCTGGACAGCGATCAGTTCAATCTATGCCGACCTCTCAACACTCGCTCCAGACGCAATCATCGAGCTGTTTGAGCTGCACTACGACAACACGTTGCACGGCAGCACAGACATTTTGCGTTGGCACGCAGGGTCTAACGCTGATGTAACGGGCAACATCACTTGGAACAGCAACGACTACGCTCGTCTGCCTGTGCAGGCTGAAGGATTTGAGTACACAAACGGCGGCACGTTACCCCGGCCAACCTTGTCAGTTGCCAACCTTGATGGCGCGATCACGGCGTTGTTGCTGGGCGTAAACCTGACAACCCCAGGTAACGACCTGACAGGTGCAAAGGTCAAGCGGATTAGAACGCTAAAGAAGTTCCTTGATGGTGAGTCAGCTGCTGATCCTTACGCAACGTTTCCTATTGAAGAGTGGTTTATCGATCGCAAAGCTACTGAATCACGAGATGTTGTCAGCTTCGAGCTGGCCAGCAAGTTTGATCTGTCAAACAAGGAACTACCAAACCGTCAGGTTGTGGCCAACATCTGCCAATGGCAGTACCGCAGTTCTGAGTGCAGCTACACAGGCAGCAACTACTTTGACGTGAACAACAACAGCGTTGCAACGTTGGCGCAGGATGCGTGCGGCAAACGGCTTAGCAGCTGCAAAAAACGTTTTGGCGAGAACGGAGAACTGCCGTTCGGGTCGTTCCCTGGAGCAGGACTGCTTACATGATGTTGCCGCCTTCGATCATGAGCCTGATCATGGCTCATGCAAAGGAAGAAAGCCCCAAAGAGTGTTGTGGTCTGGTTGCTGTGGTTAAGGGCAAGCGTCGTTACTTCCCTTGTAAAAACCTGGCTGATACGCCAGACGAGCATTTTGTGCTCGATCCAGCTGATTACGCAGCTATAGAGGACAAGGGTGAAATCGTTGCGGTGATCCACAGTCATCCGACCACCAACCACAACCCTTCACCAGCTGATCGTGTTGCTTGTGAGCAAAGCGGTCTGCCATGGCACATCGTCAATCCAAACACTGAGAACTGGGGCTACTGCGAGCCTGAGGGCTTTGAGTTGCCGTATGTGGGGCGGGAGTTCTCGCATGGCGTGGTGGACTGCTACAGCCTTTGCCGTGACTGGTATAGGCGTGAGTTTGGGCTTGAGCTGCGGAACTATCCACGCCGGGACAAGTGGTGGGAGCACGGCGAGAATTTGTATCTAGAGAACTTCGAGAAGGAAGGGTTTAGGCGGGTTCCGATTGCAGAGCTGCAACGTGGTGATGCGCTTTTAATGCACCTTGTGTCTCCCGTGCCAAATCATGCTGCGATCTACTTGGGTGACCAGCAGGTGTTGCATCATGTGCAGGGCAGGCTGTCTAGCAGGGACGTTTACGGCGGGTATTATTTGAAGAACACTGCCTGCGCCTTGAGGCATGAAAGTCGTTAAGGTCTACGGCGCACTGCGCGAACTGCTGGGCAGCACTCGATTTGAGTTTGTGGCGGATACACCTGCCCAGGCCATGCGTGCGTTGCTGGTTAATTATCCACAGCTTGAGCAGTGGTTAATTGATAGCGAAAAGAATGGTGTTGCTTACCGAGTAACAGTAGGCAAGCAAAAGATTTACGAGCAAGACGTATTGGGGATGGTTTTGCCGTGGAGCGAGCAAGACGTATTCAGCATTGCGCCTGTGATGACTGGCGCTGGGCGTGGCACTGGTGCGTTTTTACTTGGGGCGGTTTTAGTTGGTGTGGCGATTTTTAACCCTTATGTTGGTTTTTCGTTTGCTAAGGGTGGCTTCTCTGTGATGGGCAGTGCTGCAGTCGCTGCTGGTGGTGCTGGATTAGTGGCGACTGCAGGAACCTTAGGCATTGGTTTAATGCTGACTGGTGTTGCTCAAATGCTTTCGCCTGTGCCAAAGCCGCCTGGGCTTGCTGAAGCACCGACACAGCTGGAATCAAACAGTTTTAGCGGTGTTCTAAATACTGTTCGTCAGGGCGTTCCCGTGCCAATAGCCTATGGGCGGGTGTTTGTTGGATCGGCGGTTATCTCTGCTGGCCTTGACGTTGATCAGGTTTGAACATGACTGAATCAAAGTACATTGCAGGCGCTGGCGGCGGTGGTGGCAAAGGTGGTGGCGGCGGTAGCAGCCCGACGGAAGCAGATGATTCGCTGCAGTCAAAACAGTTTGCGAACGCTCTTGATCTAATTAGCGAAGGCGAAATTGAAGGTTTAGACGACGGCAACAAAAGCATCTTTTTTGACGGCACGCCACTACAGGCAGCAGACGGCTCGTATAACTTCACTGATTACACAGTTGTCACGCGCACTGGAACGCAAGGTCAGTCGTACATTCCTGGCGTTTTTAGCAACGTCGAGTCCGAAACATCAGTCGGCGTTGAGGTTACTAACGCCACGCCAGTAATTAGGCAGATTACAGATTCAGACGTTGATCGCATTCGGGTCACAATTCAAATTCCATCGTTGCAACAGATTGAAGATGATGGAGACATTGTTGGCACGAGTGTCAGCATCAGCATCCAAGTCCAATACAACGGTGGCGG